GTCGTCATTAAACCGTTTATAAGGTAGTTTGCCATAACGGCGTTCTACCATATCCTTAATGTGATCGGCAACTCGCCAGTACCCGGCTCGGTGGAGTGAGTTAGACAACTCAACCCAAGAGACGAGTTCCTTGGCATCTCTATATCCACGATGAGACCACTGGGTCCGCATTCGGATGGGTGTGACTTCGACGCCTTTATAGGCGTCGCACCCGCAGGATTCTCGAAAGAATCCGCCCATACAGCACTTACCCTCGTTGAACTTAAGTCCAACGAGAGGAAAGAACTGCAAGATCGGAGCATAGTCTTCGCTCCGAACTATGATATCATCGCCGTATACGAAGACAGATCGATGGGCCTTCGCCCACAGACTGCCATCCTTGGAAGGATTATACGCGTTGCGAGATTTCTCTCGCTCAACGTAGGTCGTATACAGCACCGCGACAGCTAGTGCAAAGAAGCAAAGAGCTTCAATGGGAAAGCATACTGCACTTCCCATCGGAGCAAATTTACTTAATTCCACTACTCTTCCATCAGGTAATCGCGTACATGAACTCCGTGATGCTACAAGAGCATCATAGAGCGAAGTCCCCGAAAATAGTCTCTCGACCAATTTCAGGGACACGCGATCGCTTGCATCCTTCATATCGAGCGTAACGTACTTCCGAGTACGAGATGCGTCCAAAGCGAGTGACCGATTAATTGACTGATCCGTGAAATTCACGTGACCGGCCGTCAATGGGTGACTCTCAATCCAGGGGTATAAAGCCCCTTGGATGCCTTGTTGCAGCCACTGCAATTCGAGTGGCTCGCAGGATATGAGACGAGGGCCTCGAGAATCCTTGGGCACGAGAACGACTTTCGCCGTTCCGTAATCTAAGACTTCGAGGCTTTGTATCCAGTCCAACTGATCAGCGACTTGGTTTAACCCAAGTACGAAGTATTCCGAAAACGGAAAAACTTTTTCGGCGTGGGAGTAGAGACGGGAGAAGTTTGACTTCTCTCCGGCTTTTTCTCCAGTCGAAACCGATCCAGGTCCATGCCGAGGAATAATATCCCGAGCATCAAACCCATCAAAAAGACGACTGATAAACAGCCGAGCTCTTTGAAGGACAGGGTACGCGGAATCCGGGAATTCGAGGTTTCGAATTTCGGACTCAGTTCGGATGAACGATTCGATGACTCTATTTGTTGTGTCATTGTCGTATGGGAGACTTAACTTGTACGAAAAGTACAAGAACTGACGCAGGTGCTTCAATGCGGTAATGTCAGGTTCACACCTGACATATCCATCATTCATGAAGACACGTTCTATCAACCACCCGAGAAATCGGGGAATTGAAGTGCCGGGTTTCAACTTGAAACCACGGACTAGTAGAGGTGTCTCACTATGTAAGGCCAAATCAATGGCTTTACATAGCGAAGGGAGCGACTTCGTTAAGAAGCCGATCCCTTCATCAGCGACTCGAGAATGCAACTTTGCAAGATCGAGCCGAGACTCATGAACTTCAGGATAACATTGAGCTATGTCATGGTATAGCTGCACAGTCAGAGAGACGTAAGTCTCTAGGCTATTCTGGATTACCATATGGCGATCCTCCTAGCCCCAACTATGCAACTCAACCACAACATCATTGAAGACGGAGAGCTTCTAGCTCTCACCCGCGATAACGCGGGCAAACTTAGCCTCATCGAAGGTTGCTGCTGTCTCAGAAGACAGCAACAACCCCGAGAGTGCACCGAGGAGCCCATTCCGCACTTGCGTGCTGGTCATGGGATTCGACGGTTCGGCGTACAGGGTCCCTTGCGGGATACCAAATACGGCGTAAGCAAACATCTTCAACTCCTTACCATTGACATCCTCAACGAGGAAATCAAGGCGAAGGAGTGCACGATCGGTTTTGGTCGAGCCATTCTCCCCACTCACGGAATGTGAGATAGTGAGAGTAGCTGGCCGGATGAACGAGAACCCGCCTCCAAAGGCGGGAGCCGCACATCGACGAACCGACCGACCTGGACCAGCATCGATGATCGGATAACTGTTCGTATCAAGAACAGTAATCGCGGTCGCCGGTGTAGGGTCCAAGGACTTAACGACGAGTGGGTCAGTCAGCATAGCTGAGGATCTCCTTCTGTTAAGTTATGATGTATGGGCATGACTGCCCGTTATTGCCTAGGAACAGCAGGAATACGTTGAGCAATCAAAGAAGCGCTAATTAAAGCGCGACTGAGAGTGATCCCCGAACCCTGTAACCTAGGCGACGGTATACTCACGAAGGGAGGGTGAAACCTCTTTCGCGAGTATGTGGTATATATATCGGAGCCAAGATAGTCTCCGGTAATTTGAGACAAAGGCGGAGAACCGCTAATTGTCCCAGCATACGACATAAACCACTTAACGTCGAGGACGACACGCTTGCTTTCGCAATAGTCTCGTACAACGACGTCAGCGGGGAATAAACGAGGTCTATTCTTATGAAGCCAATTGCCGACGCCAAAGAACCAATCAACTATAAAGCTGAAAGGTATGACGTCCCAAATGGCAGCAGGATCAATGACGCCAAAAGCGTCAAGGAACTGCTTTAAACGAGTAGACCACCCCCGGAACTCAGGAGCCGAAAAACTATAAGAAGCAGTTCTTCGGAATGAACGGTCGTTTACAGTTACCCTAGCCTCCAAAACAGGAAGCTGAGTAATCGCAAACGCATCCACTGCAGTCGTTCCCCATATGGAGAACTGTTCGAGTGGATATTCCTGAGTCAACACATAAGGCTCGGCATGCCAAGCCCTTGTCGACTCAAGGAATCCCTTCAGGTCGTC